GGAGGAAAAGCCTTGTCCCCCAAAGCCGAAGCGGTGATTTCCCTCGCCGATGCTATCCGGTCATCCATCCCCACAACCGGGCGGCCGGTGTTGCGCTGGTGGCACGCGCTGACGCCGGAAGTCCTGGCCGAGCTGAACGCCGTCCGGGATGACCTGCGGCAAGGCCGACTCCCCAGCAACAAGAGCGCCGTGGCCCGGGCGATCGTCGAGCACCTCCACGCCCGGGGCCTGTCCGAGGTGCGTAAACAGGGAGTCCTCGCATGGCTGAGCGAAACGGACTGAGGCACTGCGTCACCGAATCTGTGGCCGCCGCCTCCAAGCCCGCCGAGGACGCGGAGCAGATCACGAAGCGGACGGAGGGGGCCGACCTCGAGTACCGCTCCACCTCCCGGACGATCCGCACCGTCGAAGATCTCCTGGCCCACATCGAGGCCGACATGGCCCGCTTCGAGGTGGCCGCCTCGGAGGCCACGAAGTGGGAGGTGGCCACCGTCGACCGCGACACGGGCAAGCCGGTGGTGACGGTCCTTCACCGGGTGTTTGTCCGGCTTCGCCCCCGCGGTGGGCCAGCCGTCGCGGAGCTCGTCGCCGCGATGATCGCCGGGGCTGCGAAGGCCGGCAGCATCGGACGCCCCAAGGCGAAGCCACAGAAGGCCCGCCCCGGGCCCTGGCAGGTTCTGGTCGTTGCCGACACCCACTTTGCAAAGTACGCCTGGCATCGCACCACAGGGGGTGACGACTACGACATTGACCACGCCGATCGGCTGGTGCGATCGGCGGGGCTTGCCCTGATCGATGCCGGGGACGCTCACCGGCCCGGCCGGCGGACAATTGCCTTCCTCGGGGATCTCTTCCACTACGACACCCCCTCGGCGACGACCACCAGGGGAACCCAACTCGAGCGAGACGGCCGCCTCGAACGGATGGTCGAGACCGGATCCGCGGCGCTCGTCGCCCTGGTCGAGCGATCCGCCGAGACCGCCCCGACCGACTGCGTCATCGTCCCCGGCAACCACGATGAGACGATGACCGCGTGGTTCCGCCTGCTGCTGCGGACCCACTTCGCTCGGGATCGCCGAGTGACCGTCCACGACGTCTACACCCATCGCCAATACCTCGAGCACGACGGCAACCTCCTGGGCTTTGCTCACGGTGACAAGGCCCGGGCGAAGCTCCCGGCGCTGATGACGATGGAGGCCCGGGAAGCGTGGGCCCGGTGCCGATACCGAGAGATCCACACCGGCCACCTCCACAAGCAGGCCGCGAAGATCCGACGGGTGATCGACTCCGACGGCATCGACACGGTCGACGGGGTGGTCGTGCGGACGGCCCCGGCCTTGTGTCCCCCGGATGACTGGCATTCCCAGGAGGGATTCATCGGCAGCCGCCAGGCGATGGAGACATGGTTCTACCGCCCGGGGGGCGGGCTCGCCGGAATGTTGGTGGCTGACGGGGTTGCCCACGCCCCCGGGCGCGGGAGGGTGGGGGCATGAGCGACAACACCCCCACCCCCTGCGCCGCCGTCCAGCTCCTCGAGCAGGCCCGCGCCGCGGTCATCGACCGCCACGGCAAGTACGGGCCCCCCGTCGAGCATTTCGGCCGGACGGTCGGCATGGTCAACGCCGCGTTCGCCGGCATCCTGACGAGGCCGCTGACGCCGTCCGACTGGGCGATCATCATGCTCATCGACAAGGTGGCCAGGCACATGGGCACCAGCAAGACAGCCGACACGCCGATCGATCTGGCCGGCTACGCCGCCTGTCTGGCGGAGTGCGAAGCGGTCAGCCAGCCTCCACCCCCCTGACCTCGCTGCCGGGGAACCAACCTGTCACCCAGGTCTCATCCTTCCACCAACCGAGCTCGTACCGCAGCCCCCCACCGATCAACACTTGAGCCCGCAGGACGCGGGCCCGGATCGGGACGACCACGGAGCCGGTGTCGACCTCCTCGCCCGGCTCGTAGATCAGGACGCGGATCGTGGCGGTCATGGGGCCTCCGGGATGAAGGTGGCATCCTCAAGATCGAGCGCCGGGAGAAAGTCCACGCCCTCCGTCTTCCCGGTCACCCGGTCGTCGAGGTAGTGGTTCCGCGTGATGTTGGCATCGCTGTGGTCGAGGTGCGACACGGCATCGCCGCCCCCCGCCTGAACGTAGCTGGCGCTGGCCTTGCGGATCGCGTGGAACCGCCGCTGTGGCACCTCCGCCTTCGCGCACAGAATCGCCATGCTGGCGTAGATCGACGCCGGCTTCCCCGGCCACGGCCAGACCAGATCGCCAGGGCACCGCCGGTGAAGCTCGAGCGCGGCCGCAAGGTCGGGCGTGATTCGCCGAGCGATGTCCCTGGTGTGGCCCTTCCTCGTGCCGGCGAGGAAGACGATCTCTGTCCCCTGGACGTTGTGCCACCGGAGGGCCATCAGTTCGCCGATGCGGGCCCCGGAGCACCACGCAGCGTAGATCAGCGTCGACCACCACCAGCCAGCCGGCAGGCCAGCGATCGTCCTTTGTCGCAGCCGTGCCGCGACGATCAGCCGGGCCACCTCCGCGGCGGTGAAGCCGCGGGGCAATTTCTTCTCCCCGCGCACCTGCCGGACGATGGGAAACTCCGGGATGAGCCGCTTTCGAAAGGCATAGAGCGCGAGGGCGAGCAACTGCGTCCTGTCCTTCCTTACAGTCCCGGCCGACGGGATCCCCCGGCGAGCGGAGTGGATCGTGCGCCCCCGCCACGCGAGGAAGGCCGCGATGGTGTCTTCCTCGAGGTCGAAGATATTCGCGGGCCTACCGAGGTACTCGGAAAATCGATCAATCGAGTGGCTGTAGATCTCGACGGTTCGCGGGCAGATGCCTTTCACCGGAGCGTATTTTTCGACGAGCATTTGACGGAGCGACATGGCGAGGATTCCATAGGGTGGGAGCATCCATGCCGACGATAATTGAGACAGTCCAACTTCCAACCCAGCTACTTCCACCGGAGCCCTCTCCGGTCGAAGTTGGTCCGTCATCCCACCCTACGCGGGTGAAGGGCGGCGGTGAATTGTCGGATCGCGCGTGTTGCCCACGCTCGATCCTGTGGCAATGCTTGGGGAATGAAGCGCGTGGGACTGCCAGCACCCGTCGGGAATTGGATCACCGTGGCCGAGGCCGCGAAGAAACTCGGCATGAGCACGGCCGGTGTTCGTCAGCTTGTGCGGCGGAAACAGCTTCCGCGGCACCGTTTCGGGAACCTCTCAGCGTTCCGGGACGTTGACGTTGAGAAGATCGCGGCCAAGTCGCCCGCCACGGGCCGCCCACGCAAGGGATTCGCAAAGGGTTGATCGTCTCTCGATCCCCTTGTTTCCTGCGGTGAACGCCGCGTTGTTCAGGAATCGTGACAACCCCTCTTGACGAAACCGCACTCGGTTTCTTATCCTCCGCCCGTTGTTACGAAGTCGTAACAGCCGAAGGGGTCGCCAGACCATTTCGGTCAACTGTCCCTCTCGATTCTCCCTCGATTTTTAGCCTGGACACTTAGGCGGTCTGGGGTGGGTTGTTCCCGGTTTGTGCCGGGGTACGCTCCCTCAAACAACTGAACGAGTGATCACTAAACGGGGGCGACAGGGGATGGCCGACACGGGGGTAAGGGCGACGGCGAGACGGCAGGCGAAGAGGCTGGCAGCGGGGAAGTCGACGGGGGTGGTGATCGGGGTGGCGAAGCCATTCCCAATCTCCCTGGCTCACCTGTGCTGGCAGATCGGCCTCAGTCACGAATCGACGGCATGGGTTGTGGGGCGATCGGTGAGCGAGGTTCGGCACCAGTGGTCAATCCTCACGGGGCTTCCACTTGAGGAAGACCCCACACCGGAAGCGATCGAGACCGGGACAGCGGAGATCCGGTCTGAGTGGTCACCCGAGACGTATCGGCTGGCCGAATCGGGGACCAGACACGACAGCAGCACGAAGCACAGGGGAGATCAACGATGCGCGACGACGAACAGCCGGGCGACCGGGAAGCGGAAGGGGCGATTGCCGGAATGGTCGAGACCTACGGGGCTTACCGCGAGCCGGTGACTGAGGGCATCCCCCTCGATCTCCTGGTCGTTGACCCGACCGAGCTGGAGTGACAGGACGGGCCGCGGCCGGAGGCCGTCGGCAGGGAGCCCGCGGAGCGGGTGAGGCATGGAGGGCGGCCCGCCCCGGTGGAACCGGCGGCGGATCACGGAGGGGACCGATGGCCACGATCACGATCTCCCGGAAGCTGCGGGCAGCCCTTCGGGAGATCCGTTCGGGCTGGACGGAGCAACAGCAGATAGCAGCGGCGCGCGGGGTGAAACGGTCGAGCAGTTCGATCGTGCCACCGCGCAAGGGCAGGGAACGAAAAGGGGGAGCAGTATGACCACGGACATGATCACGGCCGATGACGGTGGGCGGGCGATCGCGGTGAGGGGGGGCGGAGAGATCCTCGGCTTCTTCGAGCTGATCGACGCGGGGTCTCGGATGGTCAAGACGGGGTTTCTCCCAGACCACATCAGGACCGGCGAGCAGTTTGCGGCCATCGTCCTGGCCGGCAGGGAGATGGGCATCCCGCCGATGCGGGCCATCCGCTCGCTCCAGATCATCAAGGGGAACGTCACCGAAAAAGCTGACAGCCAGTTGGCCCGCTTCAAGGAATCCGGGGGGCGTGCGGTCTTCGAGGCCCTCGACGAGGCCCGGGCCGTCCTTCGCCTGACGCACCCCAACGGCGACACCCACACGGAGACTTGGACGGTCAACGATTCACGCAAAGCGGGCCTGACCGGCGGGATGCACGGCAAGTTCCCCAAGGCCATGATCCGCAGCCGCTGCATTACGGCGGCACTCAAGTCGATCGGGTGGGCCGGGGCCGTCGGCAACTACGACCCCGACGAGCTCCGAAACGACACCGATGATCGAGGTGGCCAGTATCCCCGCTGGCAACCCGATGGCGAGCCGGTGGCGGATTCCCCCCCGCCACCGGCCGCCCCTCGGCTCGACCCGCGGGTCGTCGAGATCGGCGAGTTCCCCGACGCGGTCAAAGAGGCCTGCCGGCGGGTGATGCGGGCCGCGATCGACTCGGGGATCAGCCGCAGCGATGCCATCGACCAGGCGGTCGAGCACGGCCGGGAGCTGGTCGCCGCGATGGCCGACGAGATGGAGCCCGTCTGATGGACGGCCCACCGAGGACATGGCGGGAGGTCTGGGACCGCGAGGCCGAGGATCCTGTTCCCGACTCGCTGGTCGAGATGGCCAAGCGGAAACGCCGGCGGATCGACGGGGCCACGGACGCCGCGAACTACGCCGCTCGGCACTCGGCCACGCCGCTCCCGTCTGCGGTCGGGGCTGGCCGAGAGGAGCTCGAGGCGATCGCGGAGCGGGCCCGGGAGGTTCTGGAGGAATGGCGGGCATCGAGGGTTGTCGGGCCGATGACGTTCGCCCGGTCACTGATCAGTCTGCGGAAGGCAATCGAACACGCGGCGCGTGGCATGGAGCCGGTCGAACCGGACGCCGACGCCGAGGGATGAGGGAGGGATCGACATGGATTTTCAGACATACCAGCCGGGCCAGCCGATCGAGGGCACCGAGCCGCTCGAAGACGGTCGCTATGAGTGCGTGATCGTGGCCGCGGAGGATCGGTTCGACAACGACGG